TTTTTTTTGCCGAATAACCAGCCGTTAACCTTAACAATCCGTTACCACTAAGTGGAAAAAGTGCTTGACCGAATCGCTTGCTTCACCTAGAAACGAATCAGTTGAAACGGAGATAGACCAATGCCTGAATTTCAAATGGATAAAGATGGAGTCGTTAACGGCATGGAGTTTGCCGATCTGTCTCTGATCTTTCAGGGTTACGTGGAAGCGATGCTATTCACCGAAACGGCCTCGGGCGTTTACATGAGTGAATGGGCCGAACAGGGCGTGCAACAAGATTTGGAGGAGGGGAAGCTTGACGGGCACATCCCCGGCGACTCAGGCTGGGGCGATATTCACCCCGAAACAGCAGAGCGGATGCAACTGGATTGCTTCAACTTCGAAGTGGAAGCCCGTGATCTTTTGGCGCAAGCCTACGCACGTGGTTATGACCACGCACAAGCGGGGCGGGATTTTTGGTTCACCCGTAACGGGCACGGAGTTGGATTCTGGGATCGCAAGGAACTGGAAGCGAATGGGCTTGGCCGTGCCCTTAGCGATATTGCAGGGGGATACGGGCAAGTTGATGCTCACTTTGCGCCGAACGAGGAAAGCCCGACCGGCTACGGTTACATTCACTTGGATTGATGGGAGGGGCTCCGGCCCCTCTCTTTTTGCCCGGTAACCAACCATTAACCTTAACGAGCAGTTACACCTAAGTGGAAAAAGTGCTTGACCGAATCGGTAGCGTCTTATAGAAACGAATCACCACAACGGAGATGGCCCTATGAATTATCTTGTTATTACCGGAATCGAAGGTGACGAAAACGACTTCGAAGGACTCTACGTCACGGAAGGTGAAGCTATGGACGCCGCAATAGCTGCTGAGGATCGCGGCATGTTTGCTGTCATTTACGCACTGGAAGTGGCCCACTATTACACGAGCCCGGCGTGAGAGACCTGAATTGACTGGCCGGGCAGAAGGAGAGAGGGGCTCCGGCCCCTCTCTTTTTGGCGGGTAACCAGCCGTTAACCTTAACAAGTCGTTACCACTAAGTGGAAAAACTTATGGACGAATTGGCTTGCGAATCACCTGCGACTCGCCTAGTAAGAGTTCAGCGCAATTCCGCGCTTGGAGACGACCAAATGTCATCACCTTTCCTTCCGTCGGTGCAAGAGCAACTGCAAACACGCCGCGACGAATCGGAAACCAAGTTCGCTGTGACCCACATCGATACTTGCCTACCCTGTTACCTGAATGACCACCACAATCGCGATGGCGAATTGCTGCTGGGCGTCTTTGTGGACGGGAACGCCACTGTCGGGGCCGTGCTGGATGACTTGCTCGATGAATATCGCCAGATCGGCTATGAGATGGGCGAAAACCGTATGGGATTCGACTACTGCGCGGGGCTCAAGGCAATTGAAGCGGAGATCGCTGAAAATTCCGACAATCGCGGCAAGCTTTTCGACTCGTCGCTGGAATACCACAGCGAAGATGAGTTCTCTGGGGATTACGTGCAAGCGTGGTTCCTGATCCACTGGGACATCGCGGCAGAAGGGGATGACTCATCGGACTAATTGACGCGCTCGCCCGCCTTGGCGTGGGTATTCTCTTTCTGATCCTTGCAATGGGGCTGGCTTCGTGCCAGTCCCATTTTTTTTTGTCTGGTAACTATTCGTTAAGGTTAACGCGCCGAGTGAAATCGTTAACCATCAAAGTGGAAAAAGTGCTTGACCGAATCGGCGGAGATAGTTAGACCGAATCATCAAACGGAGACAGACCATGCAGAACATTCGCAAAAACCCTATCGCCGCCTCGCTCGCCAGCGCGCACCTTGCCCCTCGCAAGGTTCGCGCCCGCAAGGGGAAGGGCTCTTTCCGCCGCACCCCTAAGCATCGGGGTGCGGCGCTGTGAGTGGCGGCTATCTGGTCGATTCGCATCAGCGTTACGTTTCGCTGGTGCAGGAATTGGCAGCCGTTCGGGAAAGCATCGAGCAGGCTTTGGGAGCCGTCGCAGAAGCAGAAATGTTCGCCCTATCGAAACGCTTCCCGACTCGCCGCATTGAGTTTCATAGTGGGATGGGTTCGACTCAGATCGAGATTCGGAAACGTCAACCGGATCACAGCAACCCCTATGATAATTGGAACTACTGCGGGGAAGCTGGCACATCCGACCGAGACTGGCCTAGCTGGGTGGAAATACCCGTCCCTGACCTGTGGAGCGCGATTCGTGCATATGAAGACGAAGTATCCGACAAAGGAGCCGATCCGGGAATCGGTTGCATCATTTACGAAAATGGCGTGCGATTGAAAGGCTTGGGAAAGCCTTGACGTGAATGAGGGGAGGGGCTTCGGCCCCTTTCTTTTTTGTCTGGTAACCCGGCGTTAAGGTTAACAGATTGGCCTAAGTTGTTAACCACCAAAGTGGAAAAAGTGCTTGACCGAATCGCTTGAACCACCTAGAAACGAATCACCAACAACGGAGACAAACAAATGGCCAAGACCTTCACTGTTTTTAATGATCCCGGCCACGGCTGGCTCAAGGTTACACTGGCTGACGTGGAAGCCATCGGGCTGGAGGAAGGCGATTTCTCACCTTATTCCTACCGCAATGGGGATGCCCTCTACCTCGAAGAGGATTGCGACCTCGGAATTTTCGCCAAGCGCTATCAGGAACGGACTGGCGCTGCCCCGATTTTCAAAGATCGGCACTGCAACAACGCCAGCCGCATTCGATCCTATGACTCGGTTCGCACTAGCGCACGGTTCGCCGCCAACCTCGCGGCAATGGGCTACTAAGAAAAGGGGCTTCGGCCCCTTTCTTTTTGGCTGTAACTATTCGTTAAGGTTAACAGCCCGGTAACCACTGGAAAAATAAATGGAGAAAGTGCTTGCGCGAATCGAATCACTGCCCTATTACCGAATCACCGGCATGGAGCCGGAGGAGAAAGACCGTGCAAGACACTTCAATTTTCAAGCGCCGGGAAACGACCTTCAACGGTGGCGATTCAATCATGGGGGCTTATATCCCCAAGCAGACCGTCACGATCGGGCGGTGTGTTGATGAAGACGAAGACATCTGGACGATCACGGACGCGAACGGCAAGACCCACCGGGTTGATGGTTGCGAGATGCACCCGCACCCGGAAGCGGCCTTGACCAACATCGAGTTCATGAATGTGGTCATGACGTGGTGCAAGACCCCTTTGATGCACGCCTTCATCATGCAGGCTCTGGATCAATACGCCCGAGCTGTCGCCAACGCTGATCTGGCAACGCTCGAAACGCCTTTCATTACCGGGGCTGCGTGGCAGGAAACCGCCCGTGAATATATGGGCTTCGTCACCGCTCGCACCTACGTGGAGAACGAGCGGAACAAGGAATTGACTCTGGCCGATTGAGCTTTCGGGCTCTCGGCTGAGGGGCAGGGTTTGGTCGCCCTGCCCCTCTACTTTTGACTAGGGACCCGTTAACCTTAACAATTAGGGCCGGGGTATTAACTTTGAAAGTGGAAAAAGTGCTTGACCGAATCGCTTGTATCACCTAGAAACGAATCAGTTGAAACGGAGACAAGACCATGAGAATCAGTCACATTGAAATGACCATCACCCTCGAAGATGGTCAGATTGTTCAAGGCTTCCTTGGCCCTGATAGCGACTCGCGGTGGGGCAACGATATTGATCACCTCGGGGCCGCTGTGGCCCCCATGGAAGCAATGTCAGCCGCGTTGCATGATGATGACCTTTGGGTTGCAGATGATGAGCAAGAGTATTGCGGACAGTGTGAAGGCACCGGAACAATCGAAGGCGAACTCGGTGGCGATGGGGGCGACGAAGAATGCCCTGTCTGCGATGGGAGCGGAGAACTCTGATGCACAAGAGCTCTCCCACTATCGACTCAAGGGTGACCGTCCAATTATGGACGCCGGGATCAGTCTGCGTTGAAATCCCGGCGGACTATATCCAGTTTGATTCTGTCCGGAAGCAATTACAGGAGAATACTCCGGAAGGGGATGCGCGCGCCGCTCTTGGTATGGCTAGAATAACCAAGCTGAGCATCACCATCAAACGGGAAACCAAGACCACCGTTCACGCTTCCGATCCGGGAGTGTGAGCGACTAGTAACCGGGTGTTAACCTTAACAAGTCGTTACCACTAAGTGGAAAAAGTGCTTGACCGAATCGCTTGCTTCACCTAGAAACGAATCAGTTGAAACGGAGATGACCAATGCACGTTTATGTTTTTCAAGCCGCGTTGATCTGTGACACTTGCGGCACGCTCTACAAGCAAGGCACCGACCGGCCCGCCCACGTCGATGAAAGCGACGAGTCCAGCTATGACTCTGACGAATGGCCTAAAGGCCCTTACAGCGATGGAGGCGGGGAAGCTGATAGCCCTTGCCACTGCGATCACTGCGGGGTGTTCCTTGACAATCCCCTGACGCCGGACGGAAGCGATTACGTCAAGGAAGCGTGGTTACACTACATCGCGACCGGAAGCGGAAGCCTGCAAACACTCACAAAATGGCGGGAAGGCTATCCGTGCGAGTTCGCAGAGTTCTGTGAAAATGTCGAACGGGATAACTACGGCCCACTGGACGAGAATGCCCACGACCGATTCGATATACTGACGGCCCGCTAATGGGCTGCCTCGACGCCGTGGCCCGGCTGCTGCTGGGTGTGTTCCTGCTGATACTTGCCGCCGGGGTTGCTTCATGCACCCCGGCATTTTTCTTTGGGGTAACGAACCGTTAACCTTAACAAAATTGTTTGATTTGTTAACCAAACAACTACTGGAAAAAGTGCTTGACCGAATCACTTGCCTCACCTAGAAACGAATCACCAACAACGGAGACACAAACAAATGAGCGAACACGCAATCAGTAACGCACGAGGCTGGCTCTCGACTATCGCGGGCGCTGTGGCCGCAACCCACGCCCTTGAACAGGGCGACGAATCGGCTGAGTTCGACGGCGAAACCTTCACAGATGCCGAGGACGTTTTGCAGCGGATTCACGAAATGCCTCTTTCGGTGGAAGTGCGCGGGGCTTGGCATTCACCGAGCGACGCGGAAGCGGCCAAGCCTGACGAGTTCCGGATTCTGCTCTCTACGGGCGGCCCTGCCCTGCAACTGGTGGGTGATCTGGACGAATATGGTCAACCATCAGCGCCGCGCTTGCAGTGGCAGGATTGGGGCACGCTGTGGACTGTCTACCACGAGACAAGCGAAGAAGAGGAGGAAGCCTTGCAGATTTTCGCAGGCTGCTTCTACTTCGGCGAATAACTAGAGGGGCTTCGGCCCCTCTTTTTTTTATCCGGTAACCAGCCGTTAACCTTAACAAGTGGTTACCATTAGGTGGAAAAAGTTCTTGACCGAATCGGTTGTCTAACCTAGAACGAATCATCCAAGGAGACAGACCATGAAACCCCAAGACATTGCCATCGATCTTTACAGGCAAATCCGCACCTATCATTGGCTTCCCCTCGACCCCAAAAAAGCCGACTACGGTGCATCGTGGGGATTACGGGGACCGCAAGGCACCACCTATCTGCTTATTACCGATCTATCCTATCCGGATTGGACACACCGCTTGGTTGCTATCGGGCAATACTCTGGACTCTATAACATAGAGACCGGGCGTGGTGCGGATGAGATCGCCCGCGACATTGAATCCATACTGAAAGCACGCGCCGGCAATCTTGGTATTGATCGCAAGATTAAGAAGGCTGAGTTCGACTCGTGGGTGCTGGTATGATCACCGACCTATTCTCCACCTAACGAGGAGAACCCCGGCGAATAGCCGGGGTGATCCCCGGTAACCAGCCGTTAAGGTTAACGCAATCGGGTGCCTTTGTTAACCATGTTAAAAAGTGGAAAAAGTGCTTGACCGAATCGCTGGAAAATGCGAATCACAAGTCACGGCGAATGAACGCCGGTGGAGATAGACAGTGCGAATCATTTTCAAGGAAAAGACCGACGGAAGCCTCAAGCGCGTTGATCGCGCCGACAAGCTGGAACGCCGCAAGGCACGTCGTCAAAAGACTGAGCGTCAAAGCTTCACCCGCGTCAACGCATTCTAAGGGACTCGGCCATGCCAACGGAAAAGACAATCACGCTCTACACCTATGGTGAATTAAGTGACTCCGCCAAGGAGACCGCAAAAAGCTGGTGGAACGAATGCCGGGACGCCAGCGATTATAGCGCGACGATTGAAGACTTCGCTGAAATCGTCAAGCTGATGGGCTTCACCCTCAAGACTCACAGTGTGCGGCTGATGAATGGCAACACACGTGAAGAGCCCAACGTCTGGTGGAGCCTTGGTTATTGTCAAAGCGACTTCGCAGGCTTCGAGGCACGCTATAGTTACGCCAAGGGAGGCGCGGCTGCTGTCAAGGCTTACGCCCCTGAGGATCAGACCTTGCACGCAATCGCCGAATCGCTGCAAGAAATGCAGAAGCGCAACTTCTGGCAAATCAGCGCCAAGATTCGGTTTGATGATCGGCGCGGCTATGAGATTGTCGAAGTCCTTAAGGATGGCTGCTATATGTATGGCAGCGACGCCGAGACCGAATCCGAGACGGCGATTCGGGAAGCCTGCGAGGAGTTATCGCGCTGGCTCTATTCCAAGCTGCGCGAGGAAGACGAATATCTTTCCAGCGATGAGTCGATTACCACCGGGATGGAAGCGAATGAATACACCTTTCGCGTAGACGGGACGCGGGAAGACTGACAAGGGACCCGGTGGCGCTGAGAAACGCCGCCGGGTTTCTCTTTTCTGGTAACTGGTTGTTAAGGTTAACACCGGTTTACAAATAAGTGGAAAAAGTGCTTGACCGAATCGCTGGAAAATGCGAATCAGGGTTACCGGAAAAGACCGGAAAACAGGAGAAAGACCATGAATAACCCTTACACTTACGGCGAACGCAAGATCGTGGATCGGATGCAAGGTGAATCCCTCAAGTTCTACGGCATGGCCGGACGTGGCTGCAACGCACCGGGATGCGTGGTGATCCGCAGTTTGCCGGATAACACCCGGCACCCCTTCGTGGTTCACTTCGGCAACCTACAAGACGGTGGCTATTATTACGGGGACTACTGCGAAACGCGGGAAGATGCCGAACGGGCCTACCGGAGCAGGGTAAGCCAATATGATAGGGACGGCGACCTCAACCGGGCGTTCACCTACCTCGACATTCGCAGCTAACGGCGGGACCCGGCACCCTGAGAACAGGGGCCGGGTTTCCAAACACCAGCGGGACCCTACCCACTGAGAACAAGGGCCGGGTTTTCAATTTGGTAACGGATCGTTAACATTAACAGACTGGCCGAAGTTGTTAACTATTAAAGTGAAAAAAGTTCTTGACCAAATCACTAGAAACGGGCAAACGAATCAGGCGAACTTAAGCGACGGAGACAAACCATGAAAGTTTACAGCATCGACGTAAAGATAGCCGCGACTGCCTACATCGCCGCCGCTACCGAGGAAGAGGCACGCGAACACTTCGCGGCTAACTTCGCACACTATATGGATGATTCCCTCATCACTGGCGGGATTATTCAGGACACTTCCTACGCAACCTTGGCGACCTTTCCTGACGAAGGTCGGGGCAATGTCAGCCTCTCCCCGGCTATCACCTATTATGGCCACTGGGGCGACCCGGCGACCGCACCCGCTCTTGAACTGGTCTATGATAGCGAGGACTCGTCTGATGCATCCAGTTAACGAACAGCGCGCCAAATGGGCGCTTAATGCTCTCGACACTTTCACGGTGGAAACCTACGGAGGCCGCAATTTTGCGGATATGGTGGAAGAACACCCGGCCGATTTGGATGATGCCAATACAGCCATCCAAGACCTGATTTGCAGCTTGATGCACGTGGCTGTAAAACAGGGTTGGAATCCTCTGGAAATCATCCGGCGGGCGGAAGAAGATTTTCACTATGAAAATGCCAAGGAATATGACGGCGATTAAAGAGAGAGGCTTCGGCCCCTCTTTGGTTTGGATCGAGGCCACTTTGGATCGAGGCCACTTTGGATCGAGGCCACTTTGGATCGAGGCCACTTTGGATCGAGGCCACTTTGGATCGAGGCCACTTTGGATCGAGGCAGTTTTCATGAACTGACTCATTTTGATTCGGAGTGGAGTCCGTCCGTCTGGTTACCAAATGATTAACAAACGAGCAACTAAATAGTAGTTAACAAAATGGTTGATTTTGTTAAGGTTAACAGATTCGGAAAAATCGTTAACAAATATGGTTAACAAAATAACTGTTTTTGTTAACCATCAAAGTGGAAAAAGTGCTTGACCGAATCGGCGAATCGGATCATACCCGAATCACCGACAACGGAGACACATCATGCTTTCACTAGACCAACACACCGGCAAGAACGAAGCCGCCGCCGCCCGCCTTTTGGTCGGGAACGCTCTGGCGCAAGATTGGACTATCAGCGTCAATGACGGGGAAGCATGGGCGATCAGGAAATCCCGCGACCGTGCCGAGATTCTGGGGGCGCTTGCCACCACCGGAGAAGATACGCTGCTATTCCGCGACTCGGAAGGGGAAAAGCTTGGGACTATGTATCTGGTTTATCAGGGCGGCGATTCACCGGGGGATGAAGTGGTTAATGACCACAGCGACAACGAATCGATGAATTATCTTTACCGCCGGACATTCCCGGCTTGACAAAGGACGGGGAGGGGGAACCCTCCCCGTTTCTGATTCGTTCCATGGTTAACGAATCTGGTGGGATTGTTAAGGTTAACGAAATAGTGGAAATCGTTAACCATTAAAGTGAAAAATAGTGGATTAAGTGCTTGACCGAATCGCTTGAGTCACCTAGAAACGAATCACCAACAACGGAGACGCACCATGAGCCTCGCAGAATACTTCACCGACCCGGACCGCCCGACCTTTCTGCAATTCGGGAAGCTGGTCAATGCCCGCATCGAATCGCGCTGCGGCCTTGGTATCCTTGACCTGCCAGATCAGGATTATTCCAGCCTGCATGAAGAATGGGACGGAACCGTCCAGCACGCCTGCGACATTGCAGACGAGATTCTCGAAGAAGAAGGCTTCGGGATGGATGAAGACTACGAATTTTAAGGGAAGGGGCTTCGGCCCCTTTTCTTTTGCCCTTAACTCGGTGTTAAGGTTAACCGATCGGGCCAAATCGTTAACCATCAAAATGCGATTAAGTGGAAAAAGTGCTTGCACGAATCACTTCACTAGGGCAAACGAATCAGGCGGCACGGAGCCGCCGGAGACTTGCTATGACCACCCTGACCCTCAAGACCGCCCGTCCCGCCGCCACCATCCGCGCTGAGCGCGTCGCCTACGATCGCATCCCCGCGACGCCCGCCGAGCGCGCCGCCGCCCTCGCTCTCCTGATCGACGGCGACGGGTGGAGCCTCGCCGAATACGTCGCGTGGATTAACCGCGACGCTGCCACCTTCGCCCTCATGGGCGCTCCTGAGTGGGCCGCTCGTGGTATCACCACCGCGTCCGCTCTCGGTGACCTTCTGGACGCCGAGAATGAACGCAACCTGCGTAAGGAGGCTATGTATGGCTGATCTATGCCCCTGCGGCCATAAGCACCGCCGCAACAAGGTCGCTTGCGTCATTGCGGCCAAGGCTGAGATATGGGGTGCAAGCGTATCGTGGTCGAACGATCCTGATTCCTTCTGTCATCAAATCACCTTCACCCCTGATGAACTAATGAACTGGCTTGCGGACAACCGCTAAGCCCGTTGTTAGTGATTCGTTAAGGTTAACCAATCCTGAAACTTAGTGGAAAAAGTGCTTGCACGAATCAGTGGAGCGGGGTAGACCGGCTTCACCCACCACGGAGATTTCTATGACCCTGATTCGCGACCTCGCCCACGCCCGTCACCTCGTCACTACGGGCGACGCCACCGCCTACATGGCGCGCACCTCGCAACAGGCTGAGGACTTGCGTGCTGCGTTTGTCGAGCGCTGGGAGGGGCTGGGAGACTTTCAGACCTGCGAGGCTATCGAGGAAGGGCGATTCCTTGATAAGCAGATCAAGGAACTGGATTGCGATTGGGGCGATCCTGAATCGCCTGAATGCGAATCGCATCTCTACTGAGCGTGCGGGCTTCGGCCCGCCTCTTGGCTGGTAACCATTCGTTAAGGTTAACGCCGGCACCTGAATCGTTAACCATCTTAGTGGAAAAATTTATGGAATTAGTGCTTGACCGAATCAGCGAATCAGCCTACCAACGAATCACCGCAATCAAGCGAATGGAGATAGATATGACCCGCCACCAAAAACGCAGCCATGCCGCCAAGCGTGCACGCATCGCCCTCTTTGCCATGTGGATCGCACGGGGGCGCAGCTAGTGGCTGGCTTTTGGGATCGGGCAGACCTGATCGACCTCGTGGAACTCTACGCAGAGGACAACGGAAAGATTGCCAGCGAATCGGAACTGAGCAAGCTTTTCGATCAAGAAATCTTGCCGATGGTGCTGGAGACCTACAGCGAATCTGATACGGTCGGCATCGACCAAGCCTTCAACGATTGGACGGATTCGCTTTGCAAGGATGGAGAAATTCACACCGAGCAATATAATTCGTATTGCTATGTCGGGAGGCTGGCAGACGACTGATATGGCACGGAAGCGCACGCATTGCCTTTACTGTCTTGTTATCAGTGAAGGCCCGTTGATATTCGTGCGCTTCCCTAGCTATGCTACAGCTATGCGTCCGCTAATCAACAAGCTATTGCAAAGGCTCAAAAGTGACCACGGGTTGACCGCTCGACAGGTTCACGGGTTAGAAGGCATGGCGGGATGGCCGGAAGGTGAAGAAGAGCCCGACCCTGATTTTCTTATCAGGCTCGAAAAAGCCTATCAGGGAGCGCCGGAGATAGTGGCTAAGTTTTTGCTATATGATTGGAACGAAAGCGAACAAACTTTTTTCTTAGCACGTGGAAAAAGTGCTTGACCGAATCGGTTAGCTGTCCTAGAAACGAATCACCGGAAGCAACCGGCTGGAGACAAGACCGTGAACACCTACACCGTCCTCATTAACAACACTCCCTCAGGCATCGTCTCGGCAGTGTCGCACCGGCAGGCTCTCAAGCGCGCTAAGGCCAAGCATCGCGGGCCGGTTGACGTGATCGGGTTCTTGTCCAGCAAGATCAAGGTTTAAGGGGAGGGGCTTCGGCCCCTCTTTCTTTTTGTCTGTTACCATCTGTTAACCTTAACGAATATGGTTAACAAATTAACGTTTGGCGTTAACCATTAAAGTGGAAAAAGTGCTTGACCGAATCGGCGGAGATAGTTAGACCGAATCATCAAACGGAGACAGACCAATGAGCAATCCCTTCCCACTCCCCACCGGCCTCGAATCAAGCTGGAGGGCCGCTGATCACCAGACCGCCGCGAATCACTACTGGTATAAGATCATGGGGGTTGACCGCTTGGAGCCTAACTATCGGCCCCACCTCTCGCTTCTGGAAAGCGCACACAAGCGACACACCCGCTATGCGACCCGACTGCGGGCGGAAGCTAGATCATCTTAACGAGAGGGGCTTCGGCCCCTTTTCTTTTGCCCTTAACCCAGCGTTAAGGTTAACAGACAGGGCAAAGTTGTTAACCATCAGAGTGAAAAAGACGTGGAAAAAGTGCTTGACCGAATCGGTTGTTCGTGCGAAAACGAATCATCAACTGGAGACAAGCCATGAAGAAAATTCGCGACGCCCGTTATAGCATCCGCCTCGAATGGTGTGGGCGTGCCACGCAACAGTGGGTCGCCCGTTTCTGCGGCGATTGGCTGGGCTGCGACTCCACCCGCTCGGGCGCTGAGGAAATCGCCCGGCTTTATGAACGCGACCGCTGGGCGGTGGTGGCATGAGACCGCAACACCCTTGCGATGTGCGCCGGGACGCAATTTTCCTAGCGGCATCACGTCGGCCCTTCACCCGGTGGAACGAACTCACTGGAAGGGAACAAGAGGCTTTCATCAAGGAAACCCGGCGCATTCGGGAACACCTTGCCTTGCACGAGCCGGGCGCATTCATCTGAGGGGGCTTCGGCCCCCTCTCTTTTTGCCCTTAACCCCACGTTAAGGTTAACCGATCGGCGAAAGTTGTTAACCATCAAAGTGGAAACTCAGTGGAAAAAGTGCTTGCACGAATCAGAGAATCGGTTCAGAAACGAATCAACAACAACGGAGACAAACCATGCAGACCAACGACTCCAGCGCCGTCACCCACCACAATGGCGGCACCACCTTCACCGGCGACGCCATCCACCTCTACCGCGCCGTGACCCTCAAAAGCGCCATCAAGCTGCATAAGGCTTGCGGCATGATCCCGACTCGCGGCATGACCATCACGAAGATGTTGGGCAGCGCGGAGCAGATCACCGGCAAGAAATACAAGCGTGGGCAACACGACGTAGCCATCACCGACCTGACCGCTTGGATCGAAGCCGCTAAGGCATCCATGCCGATCATCGCTCAACGCACCTGAAAGGAAAGTGATTAACGGGGAGTCCTCCCCGTTAACCATATTTCGGCTGGTAACCGGGTGTTAAGGTTAACAAATTGTCGGAAGTTGTTAACCATTAAAGTGGAAAAAGTGCTTGCACGAATCAGCGAATCGGCCTAGACCCGAATCACCGGCTGGCACCTACTGTCTGGCAGAGCAGCAGCAAGGCTCAGCCGGTAATTCACTTAGGAGAAAGATCATGTTCCAAGTAAAGACCACCGAGCGCACCTTCTACCTCCACGCCGATCACTTCAACTTGGCCACTGGTATGGCCAACGCTTTTCTGGTGGAAGGCGAAACCATCCTTAGCGTGGCACATGATGGCCCCGCTACTTTCATCATCGTGGAGGTCGAAGCATGATCAGCAAGAAAGACGCAATCGCTAAGGCAATCGCCGCTGGCGGTTCTCAGGAAGAGATTGACCGCCAAGCCTCAAATTACGTCCGGCAAGCAGGCAGCGTCCCTTTTAACAATATGATTCGGGCTCTCAACCTAGGCCCTTGGCACAACACCACTGACGACTGGACTCGGCTGGCAGCAGCCCTGACCGCGAGGGTATTGGCGCGCAAGGGCTAATTCCTTAACGGAATCAATAGATTTGTTAAGGTTAACCAGAATTAAGAATAAAGTGGAAAAAGTGCTTGACCGAATCAGTTAACCATCCTAGAACGAATCAACAGCAACGGAGACACACCATGAAGATCAAGATCAAGACCACCGCCCGCTACACTGCCAAGCGCAAGGCCGCCATCATCGCCAAGGTGGCCAACGGAGAAATCACCCTCGAAGAGGTTTGCGAGCGGCACAACATCACAAGCGAAGAGTTCGAAGGCTGGTGCAAGTCACTGGATCGCTCGGGTCAGCAGGGGCTTCGGATCACTCGGCTGCAACACTATCGGACAGCATAAGGGAAGGGGCTTCGGCCCCTTTCTTTTGTCTTTAACCCGGCGTTAAGGTTAACAGTTTGGGCGAATTAGTTAACTATGTGACTAACAAACTAACTGGAAAAAGTGCTTGACCGAATCAGTAAATCGCTTTAGACCCGAATCAACAACAACGGAGACAAACCATGCGCTTCCTTTCTGCAACCCTCATGATCCTTGGCCTTCTAACTGGTTATGGTGCCTTTGTTATGGTCACCAGTGTTGACCTAGTGCCGCTCGCATCTGAGGCTCGGACAGCCGCTCATATGCTCTTTAATGCCCTCGCCCTTTGCGGACTGGCATTGCCCGCCCTTTCACTGCTGGCTTTGATTGATGATGCAGACTTGCGCCGCAAGTATCCCCACCGCTACCGTAAGGCTCGCCGCTAATGGCAAGCGTTTCAGAACATCGTCACAAGCGTGACAGGGCAATTCTACAGCGTCGGCTTGGGGAAGAGCGCCGGAAACACGTCAACGAATGTGTGGCTGCCATCATTGCGCAAGGCAAGATGGAAGAGCGCCGCCAGACCACCCGCCGAGAGGAAGACCAATGACAGAGCGTCGATTCGTAATTGTTGAAAAAGCCGGATATGAAGGCGAACGGGACATTACCCACTTTCCCACCTTGCGGGAAGCTTTTGCCTATCAGCGTGGCCACTATGAGCCGGAGGAAGTGGAGGAATTGCACGTCGATATTCGCCAAGACTGGACGGATGAAAACGGCGACCTGCAACAGGAATACGTCTATTGATGGAAAAAGTGCTTGACCGAATCGGTTCACTGTCCTAGAAACGAATCACCGGAAGCAACCGGCTGGAGACAAGACCGTGAACACCTACACCGTCCTCATTAACAACACTCCCTCAGGCATCGTCTCGGCAGTGTCGCACCGGCAGGCTCTCAAGCGCGCTAAGGCCAAGCATCGCGGGCCGGTTGACGTGATCGGGTTCTTGTCCAGCAAGATCAAGGTTTAAGGGGAGGGGCTTCGGCCCCTCTTTCTTTTTGTCTGTTACCATCTGTTAAGGTTAACAGATTGGTGAAAGTTGTTAACCATCAAAATGCAATTAAGTGGAAAAAGTGCTTGATCGAATCAGTGAATCATCCTAGACCAAATCATCATCAATGGAGATCGGCAATGAACAATAGCGTAACGATTCGAATCGGAATCCCCTACCCTAATTTGGTCTGGGAACGTGCCGTTGAAAGCTACCTGAAAGACGGTAACGAGCCGGGATATATCACCGAACGGTTTGGCACGCGGGAAGCTCCGCGACTCACGCAATGCGTCACTGAAATCTGTGCGGAAGCCGACCACGCTGGATTGTTTGAGTTTATGGATTAAGTGCTTGACCGAATCAATTGATCGTGGCAAAACGAATCATCGAAACCGGAGATAACCAATGACCACCGCCATCATCCTCGCCGCCGCCGCCCTGATCTTCGCTGCAATGGCAGTTCTCAAGGCCCGCGCTGAAATCGCCGCCCACACTACCGAACAGGCTGCAAAGCGTATCCCCAACCCAACCGAATACACCGGCCCGCGCTTCACCGCCCACGGACGGGAAATCCAGCAGACCGGACGCCGGATCATCTGAAAAAGAGGGGCGGGAGAAATCCCGCCCTTTTTCTTTGCTGGTAACCGGGTGTTAAGGTTAACAGATCGGGCAAATTTGTTAACCATCAAAGTGGAAAAAGTGCTTGACCGAATCGGTTGGTTATGCGAAAACGAATCATCGAAACGGAGACAAGCAAATGACCACTTTTCTGATCCTCGCCGCCGCCGCCCTGATCTTCGCTGCAATCGCAGTCCTCAAGGCCCGCGCTGAAATCGCCGCCCACACTGCCGAACAGGCTGCAAAGCGTATCCCCAACCCAACCGAATACTCCGGCCCGCGCTTCACCGCCCACGGGCGGGAAATTCAGCAGACAGGACGCCGGATCATCTGAAAAAGAGGGGCGGGAGAAATCCCGCCCTTTTTCTTTGCTGGTAACCGGGTGTTAAGGTTAACAGATCGGGCAAATTCCTTAACCATCAAAGTGGAGAAAGTGCTTGACCTAATCAGCGAATCGTGTGAAAACGAATCATCGGAAACGGAGACAGACCATGAGCAACCCCACTGAACAAGCAATCGCCACCGACCTCGACCTTTGCGACATGATCCTTGCCTTCGGGACGCGCGCTGCGAAGCGCAAGGCCCGCTCCCACCGCAAGGCTTGCTTTGCTGAGATCAAGCGGCTGAATGCTGCGGATGGATTCGACAAATTGAGCGATGATGAATTGTTCGCCGCCTTGAATGCCTGACAGGCTCCGGCCCCTGAGAAATGGGGCCGGGCCGATTCGCTGAGAATAGGGGCCGGGTGCCAAAATCGTAAATTCGGGTTAACCTTAACCGATCGGCGAAATTCGTTAACTATTAAAATGAAAAAAGTGCTTGACCGAATCGGTTGGTTATGCGAAAACGAATCATCGAAACGGAGATTGACCATGGAAAGATTTGAACTAACGGGCTCGGGCATCAGCGATGGGCAGAATCCGGAAAAACTGCTTGCCGCTGCGAAAAAGTGCGGCCTGAAAAATCCTCGGCTTGCCTATCACCTCGGCTGGTCGAATCAGCCGAAAACGATTCGTTTCAGCGCCGAAAGCTGGGAAGCCGCCGATAAAGTGGCCGATCTGGTGCGAACCGAATTTTTCCCCATAAACGCCGAGGGCTGTTTATGTCCGATGATTCGGGCTTATCCGGTAAAAACCCCGAAAGCCTGATCCCGAAAAAGCCCGATCTGGAAAATCGGGCTTTTTCTTTGTAGGTAATTCCCGGTTAACCTTAATAAAAAGGCGAAATTCGTTAACCCTAAAAATCGTCTTTTTCTGGAAAAAGTGCTTGACCGAATCGGTCTTTTCTGGAAAAACCGAATCACACAAACGGAGATTGAGCATGATCACCATGGAAGCGATTATCGGAGGGCTTATTTCAGGGCTGGCTGTGCGCCTCTATGGAGCTGGACTGGCGCTCTATGTAGGCCTGTCTGCAAGCGACCTTATCAGCAGCACCCTAGCGGGGGCATCAGCTACCCTAGCCACCCTGCCCTAGCCACCCCACCCTGCCCTGCCTATGGGTGTGAACGCTGCGCTCGGCTGCTATGGATCATAGCCATTTTACGTATGTGTGCGTGCGTGCGTGCGCGCATGTGCGTGCGTGCGCGTGCGTGTGCGTGCGCGCCTGCCCGCACGCGTCGGCTCGCCTGTGTGACCATCCCACCCTGTAGGGCAGGGACTACCCTTCCCCTGCCCTAGCAGGTGGAAAAACAAAGTCACAAACTAATTCATTTTGTTATTGATTTGGTAACTTATTGATGCGATAAAGGGACATCGAAAGCGAACGGAGAAACAACATGACAAACCTGATCCCCACCTTCCGCGTTTACAAGAATAAAGTCCTTGTCGGAACCGTATCGGCCACTACTGAACAGCAGGCTCATGCCCGCGCATTTGGCAAGTATGGTCGCTGCGAAGTTATGAAAGCGGACATGGAGCGTCGCCTTAGCACTAGCGGACGTGTGGAGCGTGCTGACAGCAGCTTCACCCATGGCCGTAGCCCCTACCCTGTCGGCGACTTTGAAGCGCGTCGCTCCGCAGAAATCGCCCGCTGGAAAGCGGGCGAATAAGCCAACCTTAACAAACGTTAACCTAAACAAAAGAGCGAGTCGAGCAATCGACTCGCCCTTTTGATTCGCGTCGCGAATCGATTCGATTCGTTCCTTTGCGAAAAAATTTGACCACCCTAGGGGACCCAAAAGGGTATCCCCTCAGGTCAAAAATCCGGCCCTCTTGGCTCCCACATGAATCAAAAAAGGTAGACATTCTCATATAGCTGTGCTAGTATCTCTGTCCATGGTCAACTAAGATCATGCAGCAAGTGGAGGGGGACCCAACGACCCTCCCATCACGCCCAACCCACAACAACCACCTCGTATATTATATATTTTTTCATCACGCCCACTAAAGCTATACCAGCAACGATCGGGTGAGGTGCTTCACATCACGCCCAACAAAGTCCTTGTCTTTTCGGCGAACCGGCTTTTTGCCATTTCGGCATTTCGGCTTTTTGGGAATGATGACCCCATATATTATATATTTTTTCCATCACGCCCAATAAAGCTGTAGTCGCCCCGGCGATACGCTTCTCGAATGAGAGGCAAGCGGCAATGTGATGGCTCAGATATTATACGACCCACCGGGGGACCCAAAGGAGGGGGGACCCATCGCCGGGGGATGTGATGGCAACCCACCGCCATTCTTACGATAACGCGTGATGCATTCTTGCTGATAACGGGCATCGCCCGTCGGATGTCCTTCCCTTTTACCCAAACGATTGGACCTTAAACTCGTGGCCCACAAGAAGAAGCAAATTTTCTTTCCCACTGATCCCACCCAAATTGCTGAGAAGATTGCAGCCAGCCGGCAACCAGCCAAACCAGTGCCTGTCCTGAAAGCTCAGACCCCCGGCCAGAAGGGTTACATCCGCAAGCTTACCCAAAACCACCACGATATTCTCTTCGCCGTCGGTCCGGCCGGCACCGGTAAGACCTATGCTGCCGTTCTCGATGCTATCATCAAGTTCCGGAGCGGTGACTGCACCAAGATCATCATCACGCGCCCCATGGTTGGTGCTGGTGGTGAAGAGCTTGGCATCTTGCCGGGCGGTGTGATGGAGAAGGTGGCACCGTGGTGCATCCCGCTCCTCGACATCTTCAAGGAGTTCTACACCAAGTATGAGGTCGAGCAGATGCTGGACCGTGAGGAGATCGAGATCGCTCCCCTTGCCATCATGCGTGGGCGAACACTCAAGAACGCTATCGTGATTGCCGACGAAGCCCAGAACTGCACGATCGAGCAGATGAAGATGCTGATGACGCGTATCGGATCGGGCTCACGGATGGTCATCACAGGCGACATCGAACAGCACGACCGGCCACACGGCCAGTCTGGTCTTGCCGACGTGATCCGCCGCATCGAAGAGCGGGAAGCACGCATCCGTTTCGAGTCGGCAATTCCCGGCTCGATCGTTGTGAGTGATGAGGTAGATGATGAGCCCCGGCTGCGTCACAGCCGCATCGGCGTCGTCAAGCTCGGTCGCAAGGACGTGGTGCGCCACGAAGTGATCGATGATGTCCTCAACCTCTACGACGAGTAAAAAAAAAGTGGGTGCGGCAGATACGCCGCACCCACAATAAAGCCAGCCGGGGGGAAGGGCGGGCTTTTGATGATCGGAGATCGGGAACCGATCGGAAGTTGATTATTCCACCGATACCAATTCGTCAAGAACTTTTTCAAACATTAACGATGCCGCCGGCATCCGCTCCAAGGAAAAACTCATGCGCCCTCGCTGGCAATCTGCCTTACTTTATCTGACACTGCCAATTTGGTTTGTTCCGGGGATGCTGTGGATCGGCTGGGATAGGGCAGGTAGGGATACAATCAAGGAAATCCCAATCGGCCTGCGGTGGGTTATCTTCGGCAAGGAACCTTGGGTTTCGTAAATCACTGACATTCTAACTTGACAGTGGTGGAACATTCTGATAGTGTTCCGACAAATCAATGTAGCATCACTCGTTTTCGTGACCCTAGCACAACCGCTGGACCACACGAATAGGCGACGACGTTAGTAAGCGGTTGGTCCCGACGAACCCCTAGTCAAATTGCCGTGCAGCTTAGTAAGCGACCGGTCGTAATCGTCAGTGGGTGATGTGGTAGGCGAGCCCGGCCCCAGAGGGGCCAGATGGGTAAACCCTTTCTCACGCGTGGTAGGTCTTAGACCGCTCGAAGCGCGGGGACTGTTTTCAAGCAACTGGTCCAATTCGTTTACCCATTTTGGGTAGTTTTGGATCAGCGGGTAGGCTCCCGAAAGCAGCCTTGTCTCCTCCCAGACGGGCCCCCGACTTCTCGCCGGGGGCTCTTTTCCCGGAAGTTTTCTCCTTGGCTGATAAAATCACAAAGCGGCAATCCCGCACCTTCGCACAGCGACAGGCGCTCTATGCTACGCGTCAGTCAAAGCAGCAGATGATGGAGAATGTCCCGCTCTTCGCGAACTGGGACTACGCAAACTGGCGCTTGATCTGGCTGGCGATTCGCCACGCAATGATCGGTGAAGTCGAGATCAAGAAGCATGGCAACGAATATCTGCCCCAGCCGGAAGGCATGGACGAAGCGCAGTATTCGGCCTACCTCGATCGCGCTGTTTTCTACAACATGGTCTACCGCACCGTTACCGGGCTTACCGGTGCGATCTATCGACGTGATCCACGCCTGATGAAAGCCGGGCCGAAGGTGCGTCAGCTTTCGAATCGCATCTCGAAGGACGGCCTGTCTCTCAAACTGTTCGCCAAGGTCATCACGCAAGAAATGCTTTCGACCGGACGCTACGGTGTTCTCGTTGACAAGACCGATGATGCTAGCAGCCTGACAGCCACACCATATTTCGCCGGCTACACCTGCGAGAACATTCTGGACTGGACCACGACCGAGATCGATGGTCGCGACGAGTTTGATTACATCTTGCTGCGTGAGTTTAGCATCGATCGCCGCTTCTTCGAAATGATCGCTGATCAGGTGGTCCCGAATGCCACCTACGGGCAATTGTTTACCGCCTACCGTGTCCTGCGTCTGGTCTACAACGACATGGACAACCGCTGGGAATACCGGCAGGAGCTTTACGCTCGTGGGTCGGCCGATGCCGATCTCTCCGAAGAACCCATCATCACGACCCCCATGGTATTCGGCGTCCCGATGAAGCGCATCCCGTTTCGCTTCTTCAATGCCACGACCAATCTCGGCGATATTGAAAAGCCGCCGATCCTCGACATCCTCACGCTCAACCTCTCCCACTACAAGAGCTATGCTCAGCTTGAGCATGGCCGCTTCTACGTGGCGAACCCGGTCTACTATGTGTCGGGCAGTCAGGAAGACGACGAATACCACATCGGCCCCTCGGTTGTCTGGGAAATCGGCAACGGAGAGAAGGCTGGTATCATCGAGTTCAACGGCTCGGGTATGAAGAGCCTTGAGAACGCCTTGCAGCAAAAGGAGACGCAAGTCGCTTCGCTGGGCGGGCGTTTGCTGGGTGACTCTTCGACCGCCGGGCAGTCGGACAATCAGGTCAAGCTCAAGGATCGCAACGAAGCTTCCTTGCTGCTCAACGTCACCACAGTCCTCAATGAGAACTTCACGGAACTCCTGATCATCCTTGGTAACTGGATGAACGAGCGATCAGAAGGTCTGGAGTTCCGGGTCAACCAAGACTTCCTTATCGAACAGGCAGCCGCACGTGAGTTCCGCGCCATCACGATGATGTATCAGGCTGGTCTCATCGGTATCGAGATCATCTACGAATACTTCCTCAAGGCAGATGTCATTCCGGAGTATGTGACTCTGGAAGTCTTCACCAACATGCTGGAAGACCAAGCGCAGTTCCCGAATAACCCTGACTTCGAAAGCCGCCAGCAAGGCTTCGCGGATGCTCGCAGCCAGCGGTCCGATGAGTTGGCTCGCGATCTTGATGATAATGAAACCGATCGTCTGGATAGTGAGTTGGAAACCGATGAGACACTGGCCGATAAAGCTCGGAAGTCAGCCGAGAAGGTAGCAAAGGAAGAACCAAAGCTACCAGCCGTCCCGATTACTGGACGACAAGCAATGCAAAAAGACGCCCCAGCCGCACCGGCACCGGCACCAAATCCGAAGCCAAAGGCGTAATCAATGAGTAGCCCGGACTACGACATCCACTTGGATCGAGTTCAGTTCAATTCTTTATTGGAGGACGATGGGGAGTCCGGGTTCCCTTACGGGGAAGATTTGGACGACATAGAACGTGCAATTACTGAGGAATTAGGAACTCCAAAACCTCGTAAGAAGCGTAAGAAGCCTAAAAAGTAGCTTTTTTCTTCCACCACCGCTATTTTAGCTTGACAGTGCATGGAAAATCTCGTATCCTTGTCGGCACATTGGAATTGAAAGCGCCTCCGGGGTCCGGATCAACCGCTTCTTCCACTTCCCAACAAATTGGCTCCGGGGGAGCCTTCACCCAATCCCCCTAGGTTCGGAACAAGAAGTAACGCGTCGGTGCGCCGGCAGTCAGCCTTCTTGTTCTGGAAATCCTCTGGAGGGTCCGGAGGTCGCGACGTGAGACGCGTTTATCTCCAGAGCCCTCGGTGAGGATTTCTAAATGCCTGTTATCAATTTCAACTCCCTCGAAGAAGTTCCGGCGGAACTCCGCGAGTATGCAAAGGCCGATGAAGACACCGGCAAGTTCGGCGTCAACGTGGTCCCCAATCAGAAGCTCGTCGAGTTTCGTGAAAAGAACATCGACCTGAGCAAGCGGCTCGAAGCTGTCACTCCGACACTCGCCCGTGTTCAGGAAATCGCCGGCGAAGACCTTGATGCCTTCGTCAATGACCTCAACGGTCTCCGCGACATCGCCCAACGGGTGAAGGACGGGGAACTCAAGACCGACGACCAGATCGAATCAGCCGTTCAGGACCGTATCAAGGTCATCCGGGATGGCTACGAAGAGAACTCCAAGGCGCTCCGCAAGGAACTGACCGAAACACAGACAAAGGCGACGACGCTCGGTGAGCGACTGAACCGGACACACATCGACAAGGAAGTCACAGCGGCCGTTATCGTGCCGGAAAGCGGCGTCCAACCTCAGGCTCTGCCGGACATTCTCCAGCGTGCTTACGGTCTTTTCAAGATCGAGGATGGGCAACTGGTTCCGAAGCGCGGCGAAAGCGTGATCTACGGCAACGACGGCGCGAGCCCGATGAGCGTTTCTGAATGGCTCATCAAACTCCGCGACGAAGCGCCTCACTATTTCAAGGGCAACAACGGTGGTGGTGCCACCGGAGGCAAGGACGAGAAGGTCGGCGGAATGACGCAGACCCAGATTTCCCAGCTTTCGCCCATGCAACGCCTTGAACTGGCGAACAAGACCAACGGGAAAGTAACCCGTTAAGGTTAACGACTTCGGTCGGTCGTCAGTTCCAAAGAGATCACCCCGGCTTTGGTAGCCTGTCGGGGTTAGTCAATCAACCCCTTAGGCTACCGACGACCAACCAACACTCTCTAGGAGTTTTTCAATATGCTCACTCTGCACGAGGCATCCAAGCTCGTCGATGGTGATCTCAAGCGTCAGGCGATCATCGAGATGTTCGCTGGCTCGACCGATCTCATGGCCGCTATGCCCCTCATGGATATTCCGGGTAACTCGTATAGCTACGCTCAGGAAGCGAAGCTGCCGAGCGTCGGGTTCCGTGGTTACAACCAAGGCTATGACGCGTCGATCGGCGTGATCAACCCGCAGTCCGAAACCCTCCGCATCGCTGGTGGTGAACTGGATGTCGATACCGCGCTCATCAAGACGCACGGCATCGGTGTTCGCAGCCGTCAGGAAGCGATGCAGGTCAAGGCAATGGGTGCCAAGATCACCGCAGCCTTCATCAACGGCGACTCCAGCGATGGTGTTTCGTTCGATGGTCTGCGTGCCCGCGTCAATGGCTACCAGCTTCTGGCTGCCGACGACAACGCCCCGGCTGCAAACGGCGCGCTGAGCCTTGCAACGCTCGATGAAGCCATCGACCGTGTGGACAATCCGACCCACATCATCATGTCCAAGCGTATGCGCAACCTGCTCTCGCAGGCCGCAAAGGACAGGGATGTTGGCGGTGACCTCCAGTGGTCGAAGGATGACTTCGGTCGTCGCGTCGGCTTCTACAACGACTTGCCGATCCTCATCACTGAGGACGACGACAAGGGCGAGAAGATCATCGACTTCAACGAAACCGGCCCAGCCGGTGGCGTGGCCAGCCAGTCCGTCTATGTCGTGAGCATGGGCGACGGCAAGATCGTTGGCCTCCAGAACGGCATCATGGATGTTCGTGATCTGGGTGAAATCGATGCAATGCCGGTTTACCGGACCCGCGTCGAGTGGTTGATCGCCATGGCTGTCATGCACGGCAAGGCAGTGGCCCGCATCTGGGGCATCACCAACGCAGCGATCGTTCGCTAAGTTGGTTAGGTGGGGGAGGCTTCGGCCTCCCCACTGACCCTCCTCCACCAAACCTACCTCAGGAGTCATTCAAATGGCAATTCTCAAGTCAAAATTCAAGTATATGTTTGACGCTGCTCCGTCGATCACTTTCCGTGACGCCGCCGCTGCTCCACTCACCGCAAGCGGCAACACTGCTGCTATCGTCCTTGATACCCTCGACGGTTACTGGAACGACAGCAACGAACTCGCTGACAGCACCTTCGCTGTTGTCGTGAACGCTGGCACCCTTGATGCCGGCACTGGTGACGAAGACTACACGCTCGAACTCGTTGCTGGCCCTGTCGGCTTCGCAACCTCGACCGTGGTCGGCACCCTCACCCTGACCTCGACCGGTCAGTATGTCATCCTCGTTGATGTCGATACCGTTCGCAAGTCGGTTCCG